AAAAAAAAAAAAAAAAAAAAAAAAAAAAAAAAAAAAAAAAAAAAAAAAAAAAAAAAAAAAAAGAAAAAGAAAAAGAACCAAGGGTTAGATCCCAAAAAAATAGGATTTATATTAAATAATGAACTTGATGAAAATGAACAACTTGAAAGAAATAAAAGGAAACGAGCAATGGAAACCTTTTTATCTTCTGCTCATAAAAATTATTTAATGGATACTAAATTAGATAATAAAATTTCTGAACTAGATAATGCAATAAAATTATTTAAAGAAAAAATTTCATAAAAAAAAAATAAAAAAATATTAATAGATAATAGTAAATGGATGAATTGGTGGAATCTGTATCAAAACCAAATGATTTCTGGAAATCTTTAGATGTATTAAATAATAATAAATATTTTGTTGGTCTAGTTATGATTTTATTAAATGTAGGCTCTAAGTTTATTTCGATGGAATTAACTTATAGTCACGAAAAATTTTTAGGAAGTAGGATTGTTAGAAGACTTATTTTATTTACTGTGTTTTTTACTGCTACTCGAGACATTTGGGTATCTTTTTTACTAACCGCAGCATTTGTAATTCTTGTTACAGGTATTTTTAATGAAGATAGTCAATATTGTATCATTCCAAAAAAATATAGACACTTTAAATATACTAGTGATATTCCGAAAGAAGAAATAAATAAGGCAAAGGAATTATTAAAATATCATGATATTTATAAAAATAAAAAAAATACAACTATAAAAGATATAATACAAAATGAATTCAATAATAAAAAAAAAACATATTTAATGAATATTGAAAAATTAAACTTTTTTAAAAATTTTAAAAATTCAAAAAAAAAATAATTCATTTATTCTATTTTTATTTAAATTTCTGTAATAATTATCTTTAAAGATCAAGTGTTATTCCAGATTGTTTCTTTTTTTTTCCTTTTTTTTTATTTGTTCCTGAAACCTCAATATTTCTTACTTGATTTACTTCATTTGTATTCAATTGATCTAATATATCATCTACACCACTTGGACCTTTCATTTGTCTCCGTATATCCTGATAATTTTGATTTAAATTTCTGGAATCGTTATTATAATTCATATTATTTCCCATTCCCATATTTCTATTCATATTTCTATCCATATTTCTTTCCATTTCCATTTCTCTTTCCATATTTCTTTGTCTGTTTCTTTCATAATTTTGATCTTTCATTTCTTGATAATCTCCCATAAAATTTCCAAATCCAGGATTTTGTTTCCCCATAGTATTTACTGCTGCCGATGCAAATTGTTTCATTAATTCAGGATTTTGTTTCATAATATCTCCCATACCTGGTAATGATGATTTAAACATTGTATTTGTTAGATGAAACATAAATGCGCTTCCACCAACCATCATTAATAATTTTAATTCTGGTGCCATCTGAGCTTTTTCTTTGTATTTTTCATGTAATTCTTCAAAAACTTCATCATAATCATTTATATTTTCATGAACACTTTCTGACCATCCATCTAATTTCACATCAAATGGATCAAACTTATTATTTAGAAACTCAACTCCGGTCGAAAATGCCATAAGCATTTTTCGTTGAAATTTTATACTATTATCGATTTCTCTATTTCTTTTCAATCTCTCATATTCTTCTTTCATTTCATCATAACTTGATTGCATTGTAAAAGTCTTTGATAATATAATACCTCTTCCTTCTAATCTTGCTAATTTAAATAATAATTCTTGTTTATCTTTCTGAATTTCCTCAATTGTTTTTCTTCTAGGTAAGGGACTTTCTTCAATTTTCGGTTCAGGATCATCTTTTTTAAAAGGATCAAAATTATTGTTAAATGTCTGACTCTTATTATCATTTATATTATTTGATTCAATCTTTACTTCAGAATCTTTTTCATCACCAAATAAATTATTTGAATCCAAAGTTGTATCTTTCAACTCGGGAAAAAAATCAAAATCATTTATTTTATTATCAGCTTTATCTCCAGAAATTGAATTCACATCTATATTTGAAATTGAATCAAAATTAGGTTCTTTCGTGTTATCATCCAAGAATTTTAAAACATCATCTGTTGTCTCCGTTGCAGAAACAAGACCATCACTTTTGAAATTCGTGTTATCTGACTTCGATTCAATTGGTTTTACATCTCCCGAAATTGACTTTTTTTTATCAGTTAATAAATCTAAACCTAATGTTGGTACCACTTTATCCTCTACATTATCAATTCCTTTTGTATAAACCGATAAATTCGGTTCCGATGAAAATGATTTTTTTATTGAATTTATAGGACTTGACTCATTTGATTTACTTACGTTTATCTTTATATTCTCATCTTTATCATTAATCCCAAGTGGTATTATATTATTATCATTATTCAAATCTAAATTTAATTCTTCCATTATTTATTACTAAGAGAAAGTAATTTTAAATACTTAACGCAATCATATAGTTATTATTTATTTTTATCATTTAAAGATATAGTTTTTTTTTATATATTTTTATTTAAAATATGTATGAATTGATGATTGATTAGATTTTTTTTTCTTTTTTTTATTTTGACATAAATAATAAGCACCTTGCAAATAACAATCAGCTAAATCATCTTTTTTAGGATGATTATTAAAAAATATTAAAAAATCTTTTTGATCATCTATCATATATTTACAATAATCAATAGCTAATTTTTTTGTAAGATTATATTTATTTTTTATTTTGTAATTATCTTTTATAATTGGACCATTATAAACTTTCAATTTATTTCTTGCGGATATCAATTTTATGTTACTTATTAAATTCTTATTTCTGTTTGTCAAATTTATGAAATATCCAAATATTAATATTTGAATCGATTTCATTGTTGGATTTTTTAATACCGGTTGATTTTCTATTATTACTTCATCTATATCATTAAACATACCTATATTCATCAATTCATCTAAATTATTATACAAAATCTTTCCTAAATCAAATAATGATATATTCTTACATTTTGTCAAATTATTTAATTTATTCTTTTTTAAATACTCATCACACATCAAAACTAAATCTTTCTTTTTTTTACCATCCTCTGTTCCTAATCCTATTTTTTTCATACAATCTTTTAAATCATTTATCTTTAGTTTTTTATAATGCATAATAAATTCAACATCTATATTTACATTATTTTTCTTTAATTTTACATAATCATGAGTCAAATTAATAATTTCCCACTTAAATATTTTATATTTATCATTTTCAACACTCATTATGCAATAAGCTAAATTCTTTATTCCTACATCAAATGATAAAATCTTCATTTTATTTTTTTATATTTTTATTTAATATTTTTTTAAATAATTACCATTCGCTCTAAATTAAATAATCATTAATTATATAATGATTAATTTAAAAAAAAAAAATAAAACCAAAAAAAATAAAATAACTCAAAAATGTAATAGATCTATTAAAAAAAAATTAAAAACATACAAAAAAATAAATGATCTCATCAAAATTTATTATACTAAAACAATTTCAACAATAGATCCCACAGATCCTTTTATAAAATATTATAATCAATCACTTTTTAAAATAAATAATCTTCCCTATAATAATAATTTTGATAATTTCCATTCTTAAATATAATTTTAATTCTTACATATTTAATTAAAATACTGTTTTTTTAATAAAAATATTTTAATAAAAATTATACTTAAACAAATAATTCATATTTTATCTATTAAAAATGAAAATTTTTAAAAACATCTTCCTTCTTTTTGCCTTATATTCTCCAACAATTTATAGTTACAATATTAAATGTAATACTTGTGAATATGTTGTCGCCATGGCAGAAAAATTCGTAATAAGTAAAGTCGAAGAAAAAATACCACTCCCACTTATAGCAAATGATATAATTAAAGAATGTAGTAAATTACCAGTTAAATTATCTGATAAATGCGAGGAAATTGTTGAAGAAAATATTTTACAATTTGAGAAATTTATTAATGATGTTAGTATGACAAGTGAAATCATTTGTCAAAAACTGGAATTATGTGATCCTAAAGAAGATAATTATTCATTAGAATTTTCAAGATTTATTAGAGATCATAATAAAATTTACAATAATGAACATCATTATTTTGAAAGACAAAATATTTTTAAAGATAATTTGGAATATATTCGAAACCATAACAATAATGAAAATAGTTATTTATTGCAAGTAAATCAATTTGCAGATATTACTAACGAAGAATTCAATAAACTTTACAAATCTGAAATACAAGAAAAAAGTTTTCAATGTCCGATATATTCAAATGAAAATAGTGAGATGCTAAAAGAATCAGTAGATTGGATCACCGATGGAGCTGTTACTGCAGTTAAAGACCAAGGTAGTTGTGGTAGTTGTTGGGCATTTTCTTCAGCACAAGCAGTGGAAGGTTTAAATTTTGTTGAAAATGGAGAATTACTCGTTTTATCAGAAAAACAACTTGTTGATTGTTCACGTGCAAACAGTGGATGTCAGGGTGGACTTATGGATTTTGCTTTCAATTACATTAACAGAAATGGAGGATTATGTCTTGAAGAGGATTATCCTTATTCACCAGTCCAAGGAAAATGTCGTGATTGTAATTCTGCAGTACAAATTTCGGGTTGTTATGATGTAGAATCCTCTTCTCCTGAAGCATTAAAATTTGCAGTAATGAAGCAACCAATTTCTGTAGCTATACAAGCAGATACAATCGGTTTTAGATTCTATTCGTCAGGTGTTTATAATGATAATAATTGTAAAACAGATTTAGACCATGGAGTATTACTTGTAGGTTATGGCGAAGAAAATGGTGAAAAATATTGGATCATTAAAAATTCATGGGGTACATCATGGGGAGAATCTGGATACATGAAAATGAAAAGAGATGATATTGAAGGCAAATCGGGAATGTGTGGAATATTACTTCAAGCATCATTTCCCACTAATGATAATAATTTATTTATTGATGATAATCAATGTATTTCGGATGATACTTGTATAAATGCTTAAATCAATAATTAATTAATATTAAAAAAAAAAAAAATTTTATTAATTTATTTTTTTTATGAAGAGAAATTAATAAAATTATATATATTATTATAGAAATTTATGTTTATAAAACCATGAATAGTCATTAAAACTTTCATTTCCATCGTTATCACTAGTATTATTATTATTTTCATTAGGATTGTCATCATTTTCATTAGTATCATTATTATTATCTTGTTGATTTCCGTTTTGTTGATTTCCATTTTCATTATTTGTATTTTGATTACTACCAGGAGTAATACAAGAATCTCCATTTAAAAATCCAGGACATTCTAAATTTTTATCTTCACACTGTTTTTTACATACATCATCCCATGCTTTCTCACAATTAGATTTAGTTTTACTGGATACGCTCTTCAATTCTAGTCCACAAGGAACAGCAACCACAATATCATTTCCCTCATTATCTTTTTCACATGGCGTATTATTATTTGCAGAATCATTACAATAACATGTATGAGGCTCACACTTAAAACCACCACCCATTTCTACAAACCAACATTTATCAGCTTTCTTACAATTATCATACGAATCCATACATCCAATTATTGATTTGAAACTCGACATTCCCGTACAATCACATTTACCAGTACAACCTCCACTATTCAATTTTGGCTTTTTTGGTGAATCAACTTCATTATCTTGCTCGTCTATTTCATTAGGCATATTTTCACTTGGCTCTGGTATTGTCTCCATTGTTTGAATCGGCACTTCCACAGGAGCAGGAACAGCATAAGGTATCTCCAAGGGTACTTCTATTGCGGGAGATGGAGGACAAGATGGACATGGACAATTGGGTTGCTCTACAGGATTATTCCAAATCCTTTTCCACTTCACACATACTGGAGGCTTAATATTCATTACTCTTTTTCCTGGAGGTAAATATCGATCAATCTTACATATTTTCTCCTGATTCATATTTATTCTTCTTCCTGCCAATCTATTATTATTTCTATTTCTCATATTTCTATTATTATTCCGATTTCTAATTCTATTATTAAAATTATTACGGAATCTAGATACATCTAAAATAATTTGTCTTTTATCTTTCCTAGGATCATGATAGCCCTCTTTAATCGGCTTAAACATTATACAAATTATTAAACAAATGAATAAAAAAATAATAATTAAATTTTTAAATGATTTACTCATTCCAATATAAATATAATATTAATATATATTTACAAAATATTTTAATATTAATATTTTTAAAACCAAATTAAACATTTCATTTCTTACTTTTTTTATATTCTACATTGCGAATATGTGAATTTTTTTAAATCTGGATTATTTTCTAACTGACTACTTGTTGGATTCTGTATACAAGTTTTCTGTCCCGACGTACAATACCAATTATTATTCGCTACCCATTCACATCTTTTATTCTGACCTTCTTTGGTGTCCCAATTAGGACCTTTACATCTATTATTACTATCATGACCCGCTCCTGAACATTTCCATCCCTGGCTGATCTTTTTCGGAAAACAGCATCCACTCCCCTTACAAGGCTCCGCCCATTTGTTTTTACAACTTACCGCCTTTCCTGGAGATGAAAATGTGCAACTAGCAGGACATTTTTCACCTTTATCATCATCATCATCATCATCATCATCATCATTATTATCATTACTTGGAGGAGATGATGTATCTCCACATCCTACACTTTTATTTACGCACTCGTTTCCACACCAAGTACATTTTCCCTTAAGATCTTCGTACGGACAATACGCTCCTTTACATCTTTGAGAAGTATTTGCTTGTCCACAGTTCCTAGCAGTATTAACACAATCGGTCTGGTCTGGTACATCCTCATCAATAGTTTGTTGTTGTTCCGAATAATCCATTACATCATATTCATTAGTCTCTTGGTAATTATTAACTATGCTTTCAGACATATTATCAGTCGCGCATGAAGGACATGATTGAGGAGGACATGGGGCTTGTGGGGTCTTACATGATTCCGGTTCGGAAACCCTTTCCCATCTAATACATATTGGTTGTGGAAACATATTTTTCGAATTTTTGGGTCTACACGTTAATTGTTTTCCTAAATTATTAATCTGAAATCTTTCGGATTTATCATTTTTTTTTGTATTAAAAATACATAATAATAAAATAAAAAATAATAAAACAATAAGAAAATATTTAATTGCTTTTTTCATTATATTATTTACAATATTTTTTTTGATTTAAATCTAATTAAAAATTATTTATTTTTAGAAATATAATATATCTTTGATATTATTTTATTTCTAAAACCAAATTAAACATTTATTTCTTACTTTTTTTATATTCTACATTGCGAATAAGTGAATTTTTTTAAATCTGGATTATTTTCTAACTGACTGCTCGTTGGATTCTGTATACAAGTTTTCTGTCCCGATGTACAATACCAATTATTATTCGCCACCCACTCACATCTTTTATTCTGACCTTCTTTGGTATCCCATGAAGGACCTTTACATCTATCATTACTATCATGACCCGCACCCGCACATTTCCATCCCTGGCTGATCTTTTTCGGAAAACAACATCCACTCCCCTTACAGGGCTCCGCCCATTTGTTTTTACAACTTACAGCCTTCCCCGGAGATGAAAATGTACAACTAGCAGGACATTTTTCACCTTTATCATCATCAACATCAACATCAACATCAACATCATCATCATTATCATCACTCGGTGGAGGTGATGCATCTCCACATCCTACACTTTTGTTTACACACTCGTTTCCACACCAAGTACACTTTCCCTTAAGATCTTCATACGGACAATAGGCTCCTTTACATCTTTGTGAAGTATTTGCCTGCCCACAGTTCCTAGCAGTATTAACACAATCTGTTTGATCTGGTATATCTTCATCAATAGTTTGCTGTTGTTCCGAATAATCTATTGCATCATATCCTATTTCTTCTTGTTGATAATTGATTATGTTTTGATTACTAGGAGGACATGATGGACATCTAGGAAAACATGCATTCTGGTCAATTTCCCTTTCGATTATTATAAATCTATTGGGATCCGTTGGATTTGGTTTTAAATAAGTTGGTCTGTTCTTAATATTACAGATATATTTTTGATTGTTTTCATTTGTTCCTATATAATTTTGGAAGTTATTTGTATAATTTTCATTTGAATTATTAAACAAGCTTAGAATTAATACAAATATTAAAATAATTAATAAAAAAAATTTAACATCTTTCATCTATTTTTATTTATTCTTATTATTAGTTAATATATTTTTTCAATCTAATTTTTGAGTCTTACATTTATCATAATAAATTGTTTTAAACGTTTCCAATAATCTTTTAACATCATCCATTTTATTTAGATTCCTGCAGAATAATCTTATTTTTTTATCATTTATTGGACGAATATTGCAATAATCCTCTCTATTTATTTCTAATATTTTCATAGTATTTGGATCATAAAAATCGACATGATCAAATGGATTAAAATGATAGCTTAAATCCAAACTATGTATAATTATATCATCTTTGATTAATTTAAAATCTGGAATATCCATTTTGTGATTTGATATCCAAGCTAAAATATCATTAAGATCTTTAATTTCTATAGGAATTTTAAGATTAATTTCTCCAACATATTTATATAATTTTCTTAATTTTATATTTCTTATAATCGTTTTGGCAGTTTCAATTTCTGATGATGCTACATTCAAATTCTCTATATTTACTAATATTGTATCATCTAATCTGCAAAATTTTTCCCAATTTTCGCTGGTAGAAACACTTTCAGATATTTTTAGATGATCATTACATAAGCAAAATATATCAATAATCATGTATTCTATGGATTTTACAACTGGATGATTATATATTTCATTATGCAAACGATATCTTGTTTGAAATAGATTATTTATTTCGAAAATCATTTTTAATGGATAACATATTTTATGATCTATTATTCTTGTAAGTTTAAATAGACTTTGAAAATCAAAACCATAATTCAAACCGATTTGTTTGGTATCACGTTGGATATAATCAAATTTATCGACATCTATTCCATTAAAACAATTGGAAACGATTGAATATACCCATTTAGGTTCAACAATAAATTTCTTAGGTTCAATCAAATCTATTACTTTTTCAATATCATTATCTGTCAATGCAATATTATATTTTTTAACAATTCTTTTAAATATTAAACATGATCTATTTTCATGTATTATCAGAGGATTTTTCGAGTCAACGAATTTAGGTAAAAATCCATTATCAAAAATATGACTAAATGGACCATGTCCTAAATCATGACATAATCCTGCAATTTGTAATATTTCAATAGTATCTTCACTAATTTCCAAATCAGGATGATTATTTTTTATCATTTCAATCCATTGTCTTGCTAAATAACAGACGCCGATACTATGTTCAAAGCGTTTATGACTTGCACCAGAAAATACGTAATAACAAGTTCCGAGCTGGTGAATTGATCTTAATTTTTGGAATTCTGGTGTATCTATTATTTGTATACAAATAGGTGATAATCTTATCATTCCATGTATAGAATCATAAATTATTTTAGATTTATTCATTTCTTTGGTATTTCTAAAAAATATTTTAATTGTTTTATCAAATTTTTTTTTTAAAATAAAATGTAGAGTTTAATATTAATTTTTAATTTATTTTTAGAATCTAAATGATTAATAAATTAAAAAATAAATTATTTGATTATAAAAAAATAGAAGAAATTGCTGTTTCCATAATTCACCAACACGAAAAAAATGAAATTATCCAAACTATTATTAGTCCAAGGATTAAAGAAAAATCATTATCATTAGATTTTATGAATGATCTTGAGTTATTCAATGGTAATTATGGTGATTATACTAAATCAATTATTAGTAAATTAGATCATACTAAAACATCAATAGGTAAAATAAAATTTGAACATTTACTTGGAAATCCAGTAACTAATATTAATGAACTAAATCAAAGAAAGAATTTATTGATTGATTTAAATAACTTGAAAATTAATGATCAAGTTTTGAATAATTTATGTATAATAAAAACATTGGAAAATGATATTTTTTGGTTATGGAAACAAAAGGGAAAAGAAATTGATGAATTTTTTAATCGAGTTTATTTTAATAATGTAATCATGAAAAGATTCAATAAAAATGAAAGATTAATGAATTTCAAATCTTATTATAAAATATTGATTTCCCCATTCATTTCTGTATTCTATCCTATTATTGCAATTATAATTCCATTTCTTATGGTTAGATTCGTTTTTAAAATAAAAATTCCATTTAAATTTTATAAAACAATAGTCCAATCCACTATGGGATTTTCTGGCGGATTGTTTCCACAACTCAACAACAATAAATTAATGAAATTATCAAAATTTATAAGTTCTTTCCTTTGGATTATTCTTTATTTAAATAGTGGTTATGTAGCACTTGATGGTGCAATAAGTACAAATAAAATTATAAATATAATTCATAAAAAGATAATTTCGATTTCGAAATTTTTATCTCATTTTGAAGCAATTCAAAATTTAATTGACCACAAATATATTGAAAGATTACAGAATCCTTTCGAAAATCTAAAAATTTATTTAGATGATTCCCAAAATAAATTTTTCAATAACAAAGGGCGAATTTTAATTGATTATAGAAAAATTCTTAATCAAAAAGATAAATTTATTCCAATTATTAATTATATTGGAAATATAGATATGTATTTCTCAATATTAAATGTTTACAATCTCAATAAATTTGATCATCATTATAGTTATCCTATCTATTTAAATGCAGATCAACCATCTATTCAAATTGAAAAAGTTTGGCATCCATATTTAAATAAACATAATGTCGTTAAAAATAACATTTTAATCGGAAATAAAGAAAAAAATAATTTAATTATTACTGGACCAAATGCAGGAGGGAAATCAACATTCATTAAATCGTTAATGCTCGCTATATTATTTGCACAAACTATTATTATTTCCCCTTGTAAAGAACTTAAATTTACACCCTTTTACAATTTAACGACTTATTTAAATATACCGGATTGTAAAGGAAAAGAATCATTATTTGAAGCTGAAATGAATAGATCATTAGAATATATACAAAAATTGAAAATAACAGAGAAATTGAATAAATTCACATTAGTTATGATGGATGAAATATTTAATAGTACGAATCCGATGGAAGGTATATCAGGAGCATATGCAATTTGTAAAAAAATAGGTTCTTTTAAAAATAGTTTATCACTTATTACGACTCATTTTAATTATTTGACATCATTGGAAAAAACATCTCCATATTTTGTTAATTACAAAATGCAAATTGTGAAAAATGGAGATAAAATATCATATCCTTATAAAATATATAAAGGAATATCAACGCAATTTATTGCAATCCAACTTTTAGAGAAGAAAGGTTTTGATCAAGAAATATTAGATGATGCGAACAAAATTTATAAGAAACTAAAAAAACAAGATAAAATAAAAAAAACGAAAAAGAAGAAAAAAAATAAAATTGTTAAAAAATTAAAACAAATTGAAAATATTATAGAGAATAAGATTGAATTATCATAATTTTTATTATTCATAAATTTTTGTGAGTTTAAATGAAAAATATTTTTTGTTATACTTTATTAAATGAATACTAATATTTTAATTATCGTAACCTTACTTTTTGCAGTTCTAAGTTATGCTGTTTATATTTTGCATAAAAAAACAAAAATTAAATTTGATTCTATTGAAAGCAGTATAAAAAATATTGAAAATAAAATATTGAATTTAAATAGTGAATCTCCTCCCTCATCAATTATTAATAATGATAATAAAAATCAAAATCAAAATGCACAAATATCCCAGATACATGATCCCCCACAACAAAAAATATCAATAAAACCAACTATCAATGAAATAGACCCTAACCAAATTAAAGACAACTTTGTTCATACAGATAAAGAGTTAAAAAAAGAATTTGATCGTTATAACATTAAGGAAGACCAATGTATTGATGATGATGAAGATGATTACGACGAAGAATATGATGATGAATATGATGAAGAAAATGAAAATGATGAGAATAATGACGATGGAGATAATAATGATGATGAAGATGAAGATGAAGATGAATATGAAGATGAAGATGAAGATGAAGATGAAGATGAAGATGAAGATGAACCCAATGAGGAGAATAGTGATAATATTGATGACGAAACTAATGATGATGATAATGATAATGATGATGGCAATGATGAATTGGAAGATAATAATGAATATAGCAAATATGAAAATAATAACCAAAATGAAAATAATATTACTTTGAAGGAAGAAAGTAATGTTAATGGTGAAATTATTTTACAAAATCAAGAAATAGATTCAATAAATGAAAATGGATATGATTTATCTGTAGAAAATGAAAACTATATTTCAAATAATGATCAGGTAAATAGTGATGGAATAAAAGAGTTTACAGAATCTATGGTTGAATCTTCTCTGATAAATAATAGTGATGAAAAATTAAACATTGAAAATAATATTAAAAAAATTAATGAAAGTAATTCAGATAATAATGGAAATTTGGTTCATTCAAAATTAAATACTTCAGAATTGAATGATGACTCGAATACAATAAAAATGAATAGTAATGATTCAAAAGATTTAAAACAGAAAACATTTTTGGAATTAGATTTAGAGAATAAAACAGTAAAGCAATTAAAAGAAATTTTAACTGAAAAGCAAATTTCATTTACGACCAAATTAAAAAAAGATGATTTAAAAAACTTAATAGTTCAAAGTAATTAAACATAAGGCATTTATATTTTTTTTTGTTAATTAAAATTAATTTAAATAAAACATTAAAAATATTTTATTTAATTAATAATATACGATGAGTAATTGTCAAAACGGAATATGTTATAAAACAAGCAATAATAAGTTTTTTGGATGCCCTCCAAGAATGTCAGACGGAAGAAATTTTACAGATTATAGACCAATATGTTATGTTAACAATCTAATAAGACAAAATAACGAAACATACAACAGTTTCCAATACAGAATGTTTCTCACCCATCATGCAGACCAATTGATGAACCTTAATAGAACCTATGCATGTGAAAAAAATTGTTGCGAACCTTGCCAATTACCTTATGATGTTGGCACAATGATGCCAAGCGAAAGTTCTGTTTATTGCAACTCTCAAACTTGTGGACCTATGGTTGCCGATATTTCAGGTATCGGACAAATGCCACTTCAAACCAATCAACCATTAGTATGTCCTGGTATTAATAACCCTCAAAAACCCAAAAATTGTTGCACACCTCCCAAAAATAATTTCGACTATTATCCCGATGATGAAACTATGGGCACAATGGGAGTCCAACGAACTGCCTCACCCGGTGGTGGTATTCCTTTAAATGGAGGAGATCCAGAATATTACAAATAAGAAAAAATATATAAAGATATTTTTATTATCTAACTATGAGTTATTTAAAAAAATTTAATTATATAAAAAATTTTTTTAAATAATATTATATTATATATAATATATAAACATATAAATGTGTGAAGATTGGAGAAAAATATATTTTGATAAATATTCTTGCAAAGGTATCATCCTCGATGCAGGTGATGGCGATATAACAGTTAAAGGAAAAATTAAATCATCCGACCCTAATGCAAAAGTTTTATTTTGGGCACCTAGTCCTCCAGATTACAGAACTAGTTATTCCGGATCGGGATTACCATTCTCTTCCCAAGAACAAGCATTTGAAAATACTCCCAATACAGGAGCTGTTTCTGTCCAAAATGGTGAATTTAGTTTTAAAATTAAATATCCAAATAGCTATTATGTTGGATTGGGAACAGTTTACATGCCACCCCATGTAAATATTAAAGTATGTGATAATAATAATAATTGTTGCGAAGTCAGTTCTATTAAACTTGGTGATGGTATCCCATTTAGAATGTTAACTTATCCTCCTCCACCAGGAAGTGCTGCAAGATGTTCACCTATGTTTTATATGGGACGAAATAGATTACCAGTTCGAACTCAAGAACAAATATTAAGAGATAGTAGCTATCCCCAAGTTAACAAAATGCCAGGAAATTTCTGGGGACTTGCCGTACCAAACTAAATCTTTTTCATTATTATTTTTTTTATTTTTTTTTATATTTATTGTTATCATAAATATAAATCTTAATTAAATATATTAAATTTTTTTTTTACCAGAAATTTATCAAATTTATCAATATATTTGATAATATATAATTCAATAACATTATTATTAAAATTATTAAGATTTTTCTTCAGATAGTTTATCATTGATCATTTTTTTTTTTTTCCAATCAGGATATTTTTTAAGTAAATACTCTGTTTTTTCTTGAGGTATAAATATTTCGTCTCCAGTTCTATAAAATGTATTATAGTGTTCAATTGATTCCTTTCCCTCTTTTTTTAAGTCAAATTTGTCTTCTATATTATATTTCTCTTTTATTTGATCTTTATTTGGATCAAATTCATATGCTTGATCAGATTCTTCTTTATTCTTTTTTTCGTCATGGAACCCATCACAAGGGGGATCACATTTGATTCTATCACAATCTCGTGTTAATTTACAATCTTCTCGGAATGTTTTTGTTTTTGTATTTCTACCACAGTGATATCTATGTACAGCATTAAATGCATGTTTAAATTTTTGTTTAAAATTTCCGGTTTGGGGACTTTCCTCCAATTTTAAAAATGTAAATTCCTTTTGAATTTTATTATCATTTTCTCCAATAAAATGATAAATAAATACAACTCCTTTTTCAATTCCATTTGAACAACTTAATTGATTACAAAGCAAAGTAATTGGAGGATCTAGAATAATTTCATACATATAAAAAAATGGAGGTAAATATTTATCTTTTTGGTATTTAGTTTTTAACGTTGAAAAATCTTTAGTATTCATTTTTTTGGTTAATAATTTAGGTCTAGTATTTTCTTTATTTTTTAATTTAATTCTAAAAATATTCTCTTGTTTTAACATTACTCTTTGATGAGTTTGTTTTTTAAAATAATTAGTTTTACAATCTAATAATTTATCAAACAATTCTGAATTATTATCTTCAAATACGAATGATCCACTTGTTCCACAAAAATCATCATTGAATATTTTCGCTATATTTTTATCATAAAGGAAATGAAAAAAACTAGTAGAATCAGAATTAAAGATACATTCATTAGATGGGGGACTTAGACTTGGATCTAAATAAATGTTTTCATGACTTTTGTCTTTTAGTCTTGAATACTGGTTCGATCCTCCTTTTTTTTTATTATATTTAGCTGTTTTGTATTTATTTTTAGAAGTTTTGTTTTTTTTTCTATTTTTTATTGATTTTTTTCTATTTTTTATTGATTTTTTATTTATTACATTTCTATATTTTCGACTTTTTTTCATAAGATATTTATATATTCTATGAAGAAAATGATTAATATTAATATTAAAATTAATAAGGATAAAAAATTTGAAGTGGTTTAACTAATGATTCGGGATAACAATTATTTTCAATAGGATAGTAAGGTGCGCACCAGTATTCACCTTTATCATAATCAGATCCAGGATAATTTTTAAGTAGTTTTTGGTAAGTTCCTAATTCACCAATGCATTTACATTTGCATCCATATTCAATGGTTGCATTTTTGCCTAAGAATTGTGAGCTATTTTCGATATATTGACCTTTTGAGTTCCATGGGCTGTTTGTGGGAAAACCTTTCATTTTTTTATAGTTTATATAAAATATTTTAATAATTACCCTAGTTTTTAAAAAACATGGAATTGATTATTGTTAAATTGAAATGTGTTTACACCCTTGAAGATTTAAAACCGCACCTTTCGGTGAAATAAAAAATCAAAAAGGTTTGACCTTCGCAGAGCGTGTAAATTTTGGTTTTACTGGTTCGTCTAAACCAGTTGATAAATTCTTGCTTCTGGATAAATAATTTGGTCTTTCTTTATTATTTATCGCATTATAAGCAATTTTGTAGATATTTGTTGCTCCATTAACATCTCTATTCCAATAACCGCATCCGTTCTTACAACAAATCAGTCCGTGGATTAAGACATTACCGCTTCTATATGGTTTTGGATTTTCCCTAACCATAGTCTTTTTACAAATACCTATTTCACATTTGGAACACATACAACTCGTTCTAAATTCATCAACCAAATAAGTTTGAAATCCTGCTTTTCTAAACAAAGTCCTCATTCCTTTTCCTTTGGTTGCTTCTTTGAATTTCATTTGTTGTTTTTGTTCGTAATCACCAAAGCAAACTACTACTTCATTTTCATTTCCAAATATGCGTTTGAAATTGTTTAACATTCTTTGTTCGCTTCTTTTTGTATTTCTATAACTTTGTAAGCGTAATTTTCTAAAAATGTATTTTTCATAAAAGTTAAATAACATTCCATTTATTTCACTCTTCTTTTGTATATATTCCTTAAATTTTGTGATGTTAAGTGTTTTACGATTACATTTAGATATTTCAGTTTCCCATTCTATAATTGTTTTTCCATTTATTTTTTCTTGTTTCGTTTCCAACTGTATTTTGGAATACTTCTTTTTCTTTGTTTCTTTTCTTCGTTGGTCTTGTGAATAACGAAACTTATTTGCTTCTTTATTACAATCATCAACACAATAAATTAAATCACATTTTCCAGGGTCTATTGCTATAATTTTCTTATTTTGTAAAGTTGAATAATCATTTAGTTCATCAATATAGGTTTCAGTTGATAAACCTTTTTTCATCATCGGTAATTTCTTACCAACTAAATCTTTACGCAACAATAATAAAGAACAACTTACACCATCTGTTTCTATCATATGATGAAAACTATAATATTTCTTCTTGAAAAAGTTTCGTTCAGTTCTAAAAAAGAATTCCCATATTTTATCTTCTTTGCGTTTCAAATTACCTTTTGTCAAATAATCACTTTTATTTCCTTCTTTCTTTGTCATAAGAAGATGCACTAATGTAGTTGTATCTAATCGTATATGTTTTGGTATAACTTCACTTCTCATAGGAAATACATTGTAAATTGTTTGTTCTTCTTTTTCAATTTGTTTCATCATAAAAATCATACAAGGAAAATAATCCATAGGACTACACATTAAGTCATAAACAATATTATTCTTTTTATAACTTGCTTTATTTGGTGCAATAAATTGTTTTTGTTGGTTAATCCATTTGTGATACATAGAATGAGATTTATAATTGATATTTTCAATGTTTAGTAAATCAGTTTTTATTTTTCGTAATTGATTACATAAATTATTTACTCTTTGTTCCTTTGCTTTTTGTGTAATATTCAAATTTCTTATTTTATTCATAATAAACTTCTTTTTCCAAATTACATTTACATATCTTTCAACATACTCTACATAATGTAATTTAATATTGTTCTCATACATCGTAAGAATATCAATAGTTAGATAATCTAAAATAGTATTCATATGCTTATAATCCAAGTTTTCATTTTGTATAAGCGGTTGAAAATCTGTTTTACAAAACGCAGTTAATCTATCTTTGAGTTCTTTGATTTCTTTTTTAGGTGGTCTTCCACTTGCTTTTTCATTACATAATATTTTCATACAAGAGTTAATAAATTCATCATTAATAACTGGTAATTTATTATGCTTATCGTAATGGTCTAATAAAAAAAGTTTCATAAACATCATAGTTTGAATAACGATTTTATTACACTTAATGACAGCATTTGTAATTTTGGGTAAGTTAATATCAGGATGTTTCAAGACACTTTTCAAAGATGTTTTAATTCCTTTGAAAAGTCGTCAGGTGGTTTTTCTTTTATTTCCATCCCTTATATTATTCCTTAATTTTTTATTTTAAGTCATTTTACGCAAAATTAACATTTAATAAAATTGAATAACAATAATTGCTTAAACATACTATAACATATAATACAAAACAATGCCGAATTTTTGTATATTTCAAGACAAATTAATTACACCAGAAGATATTTATAAATTCAATATTGATAAAAGTAGCGAGTTTATATGCTACACTTGTGATAAAAGATTGCATTTTAGACAATCTCGTAATGGAGACAAGGATTATACAGAACATTTTTATCACCAAAATAACATAAAAGATACACATATTAATTGTGAAAATGATACATATCAAAGTGTTAAGAAAGAATTAAGTGATTTCCATAGTATGTTTTCAAACTTTGTGAAAAATGATAGTAAAGAAATTTTACAAAAAAAAGATTTAAAAAAACACATTGTTGATGGATATAGTAAAGAGCATAATATGGGAATAGAATTTCAAAATTCTAAAATATCGGTTGATGATATAATTAGTAGAGATAAAACAACAGAAATTGACTGGATATTTAATGTTGAAAAACAATTTATAAAAAAAATAGATATAGGCAATTTAATTGTATGTGAGATACCTCACGACAACTGGGAAAAAGCAGTTAAAGTTGTAGAAAATAATGTATTCTTATACACAAGTTTCAAATCGTGGATTTGGTTAGTTGATAGAGAAAGTTATAGAATTCAAATTGATAATAAATTAAGAAATGTGTGGATTGGCGAAGTATGTAGTTTCCAAGATGTATTAGATAATACTTGTCTTCAATATATTATAACCACAGAAGGATTAAATAATTTTCGTTGTGTAGAAAATGATTGTGAAAGTTCTAAAATAATTTACGCAAGATGTAAAAAATCAATGTATTTATTAGACGATATACATAGAAAATATGTTTGTAATTATTTATTTAACGAAAATGATATTTTAGCAATAAAATCTGTTGCTGGAAGTGGAAAAACTACTACATTATTAAATATAGCAAAAAAACATAACGATAAGAAAATTTTATATATAGCATTCAATAAAGGTTTAATTATAGAAATAAAAGATAAAATAAAATCACAAAATATTCATAATATTCAACCATTCACATTTGATGCATTATTGTATAAGTTATTTATATCTCTAAAAGGACATGAGCCTACTATTGTTGATTTAAGACCACAATTCATCGGCAAAATAATACCATTTTTAGAAGGAAAACCTTATAAAGTTAGAGAATATTATTGTAAAAAATTTCTTCAATTTTGTAATGATGCTAATAACAATGATATACGACAATTTTGTTTGACTAAATTAGGTGTTAAGAAACCACTAATGGAACAAATGTGGGATAAATCTAATCAAGATAAATTAATTACATTTGAAACAATTAGAAAACGAGCATATATAAACAGATGGTTTAAGGATTTTATTGATAATACATTTCATTTAATTATGATTGATGAGACACAAGATTTTGATATGATTATGTTAAAAATGTTGTTGAATGATACAAAAATTCCTAAAATATTTGTTGGAGACCCAAAACAATCTATTTATGATTTTAGAGGTTGCATTAATGCTTTCAATTATCTACCAAAAGAAGCATTAGTAATTGAATTTTACTCAACATTTAGAGTTGGAAATCCTGCTTGTGAAATTATTAGAAGTAAATTTGATGATTGTTGGATGATTTCAAAAAGCATTAATGAAACACATTTTGTTCCATCATTTGAAAATAATGACAAGTATGTTTATTTATTTAGAAGTTGGAGAGTTTTACTACAAACTGCCGAAAAAACAAATAATATATGGATTTATAATTTTGATAAAAAAATAAATGAAATTAGAAATCTTCATAAAAAACTTCAAAACAGAAACAATTTTGACGATGATGATGATAAGTTTGAAGATGACTTGCCTAAATTTCTTACATCAATAACATCATATCAACTTGAAGAATTACTTAACAATATAAATAAAAATGTGGTTTGTTTTGAAGATAGCATAATTCAATTTTATACAACTCATTCATATAAAAATATGGAAAATGATAATATTAGATTAGCAAATGATATTGATTTAACTGATGATGAAAATATTTATTATGTTGCTATTACAAGAACTATGAAAAAAATTGTTATAGATGATTAAATATATATTTATGTGTTCTAATCTCAACGCCATTTTCAATCATTCTATAATCAACGCTTTCAAATTTATATCTCTGTTTTAATAAATTTTTTATTATTGATAACCAAGGTCTTTTTCTTTTATTTGGTTCCCCAACTGCTTTCATATTATTAAAAGCATAATACTTTCTTATTTCTGGTATAAGTTCCATTATTTTTTTTTGGATTTCTTCATTTTTATCTAATTCATAAAGTGTATATTCTGTTTTATTTTCTAAATCTAAAATGGTTATAATTTTATCAACTATTTCTTCCTGCTCTTTTTTATACAATTCACTTTTAAGACGCATTACAATATACTTAAAATAATAAATAAATTTTAAGTATGTTATTTATAAATTTTTAATTTTCTTCGTCTTGTTGATGATTTTCTTTTTAATTTATATCCTTCTTTCAAATTATAAGCATATTCAAAATAGTTTTTATAATTTTCTGGTTTCACTTTATCAATTGCTTTTTCAACATTTTTTTCTAACTCTTGAAAATTCTCAACATTTCTATCCTTTTTCAAATATATTTTTACTTGGTTAAAGTATTGTTCTATTGCATCCGTCTTGGGAGTATATGGGACACAAAATAAATAATGATTACCACTCTTTGTGATTGCATTTTTGATTAGCTCGTTGTTATGACTTCCTGCATTGTCTAAAATAATAAGATGGTCTTTGTATTTTGAAAATACATTTTTTTCTAAAAATTCTAATAATCGTTCTTTTGTCATACCGCCTTTTTCATATAATTCTTTTCCAACGCATTTTGAATTACTTATTGCTACTAATAATGTGAATTTACGAAACACAAATTGATTGGATGTTTTTATTACACATCTTCTACCTAATTCACATCTACTATATGTTGGTTTCAAAGCAGAACCAACACTCGTTTCATCTAAACAAATAATTTTACTCATAGGAAATTGTTTAACCCTACTATAAAATTTATTTAATTCAGTTTGTTTCTCAATTTGTTTTTTATATCTTTCTTTTGGAAAATGCTCGTGTCTTGTTCGTTTTCTTGTTTTATTATTATCTCTAACAACTTGACCTAAATGTTGAGGCGTAATGTCAAATGAAGGATATTTCTTTTTCATCTCAATTTTTAATTCATTCATAGTAAGTTGCTCGTTTTGTTTTAACAATTCTAACGCAGTTTTTACTTGTGGTTTAGTAATTTTATAAGATACAGGTTTTCTATTTCTTCTTGTAAGATTTTTAGAAGTTTTGTATCTTTTAATCCAATCTCGCAAAGTGGATTTTTTACAATCAAAAATTTTACAAGTTTTCTTATATCCATCTCCTTTATCATTATTTAAGTAATATTTAACCGCAGATATTTTATAATCTTCTGTTTTATGTTTAGTCATCTATATTATTTTGAGAAAAATATAAAAATAGTTAGGGATGCGGTTTTAAATCTTCAAGGGTGTAAATAAATATAAATTTATTTTTTTATTTATATAAAATATTTATGATTACAAGAATTTATTCGGATTTACAAGCAAAAATTAGAGAATATTTATTTTTTAATGAAGCTGTTTATTCATATTCCTTATTTAAATATCTTGATAGGAAATATTTTAGAATTATTAAAAAAATTAAAAACGATCATGAATAACGATCATTATATTTTACAAAAAAATAAAAAAAATATATAAAAATTAAAATCAATTTCATTCAATCAAGTTTAATTGATTTTTTTTTATTATGATTAATATAAATCCAATCATTATCTTCTATTACATCCAATTCAAAATCGATTAATGATATTAAATTTCCATTTTCATAAACTTCCCAATCATTTTTTAATTTTGTATTTTTAAAAAAATCAGAAGGAATCATTTTGTGACCAGAATTTGATTTATTTCCAAATATACTATAAAGATATTTCCCTGTTTTCTTACTTAATTTGTATGCTTTAGTTGTGTAATAGATACCACTATAGATTGTGGAAGCATACATATAATAATTATATAAATCCCAGGCAAATACAATATTTTCAACAGTAAGTAAAGATGCGGGTACTATAATTTCAATCATTAAAATATTATTATATATAAATGAAATTATAATATTTTTTTAAATTTAAAAATTAAAAACATGAATGATAATTACATTCATTAATATTTTTTAAAAAATAATTATTTAATATTGTTTGATTTCATCCAAATGTCTCCATTGAACGCTTGGAGGCTGGGTAGGAGCACTACATACTCCATTAATTGTTTCACAAGGTATAATACCTCCTTTTGGTAGTAATGGAACAGCATCGATGGGAGTAGGAATACAAGGACGATGATTATCTTTAACAACAATTCTATTTGAAATATTATAATCAAATGGGATTTCGATACGTTCTTGGGGATTTAAACAGAGCCATTCCCAACGATTCCATCCGGTTCCTCTTAAATTACATGGTGGATTACTAGTTCTTGTTTCTTCTTGTGGAAGGAAATTGCAGTCGGGAAAATTGGTTGGTCCTTTTGAATAATCTGTGGGACACATTTGTCCATTTTTTAAAGGTTTACCATTACAGGTTTTACAAGTATTTGCGACGCCTTGTCCACATGGTTGTCCTGATTCGCTTTTACAATCTGGACATACAGGTATAAATTTATGTGATGGGCATTTTGAAGCAGCTCTATTTATATTTAACATTTCAGAATCAATATCGATCATATATTTTGACATATCCACACCAGCACCTGATCTTTGAAGTCTAACTGAGGGAGGATATGGATAGCATGCCCCACAATCGATTGGGGGAGTATTTACTTGATAATGACCAGGACCAACTGATTGTGCAAGAGTTTGTTTATATTGACAAGTATCATAATTTAATCGATTAAAAGCCATTTTAGTTATATATATATATATATAAATAGAATATATTTTATAATTTCAACAAATAAAAAAATATTAAAATAATTGTTCCTTATTTATTTAAAATTTTTAAAGATTATTTGGCATCGGTTGACAAGGCATAGGATTACTTCTAACAGCTGGTGCTGGACAAGTTTGAATAGTCATTGGTGGTGGTAATGGTACTGGTTTATATCTTATCATTTGACATGGTGGTAAATGTAATAATTGTGTATCAATAGTTTTTGGTGGACCACATCCTATTCCTTGAATATTTATTTGTTTTGGTTGGCAATCATCACCAATTTCATCGGGACAGTTAGGTTGATAATGATTAGAGGGACACAATGAAGCAGCTCTTGTTTGTCCTCTTAAATCAGATTCTAATTCTACTAGATTTCCTTTAATTTGACTAACAGCTGATCCACCAACAATACCAAGTTCCATTCTACATTTATTGCAGTTTTCATATTTTATTGGATTTAATAAATAAGATAGGGGTCCAACACTTTGGTCTAACGATTTTTTGTAAGCACAAGTATCATAAATTAATCTATTGCTACTCATTAGTTTATATAATATATAAATAAAAAAAAAAATCAGAATAAAAAATTTAAAATTAAATTAGCTTTATTTTAAATTTTTTTACTATATTATTCTTAATACTTCTCTAAAAAAAATATAAATAAAATATTATCCCTTAAAACATTAACATACATCAAACCGCACATCATAGTTTTATTATAATTTTAAATCATATATTGTTGTCCACATTTTTGACCATAATCTATATTCTTAACAATTTGTCTTGACGGGACTCCTCCCCTAACCCATCCTGCCTTAACAGTTTCTGGTATTAAATGTTTAGGATTTTGAACATTAAAACTTAAACAAGGAATCATAGGTATAAAATTAGGGTTGAATGTCACTTCTGCTAATGTATTACATGCTGGTTTACTTCCAGTTTGATCACCTGTAATTAATTCACTCTCAGTACATGTATTCCCAACACCTCTACCCATATATGGTACTGTCAAATATGGTCTTTCATACAATTGTTGTTTACAATTTCCTTGTTTGGTTATAATTTGACCATTTCTTAACATAGAATTCTGATCTATATTACAACCATCCATACTAGTTTGTCCATAACCATCTCTATAGTAAATATTTGGTTGGCTATTTGCTACTCTAGAAACATTTGGGGCTTCACATTTACATGAATGATAATTACTAGTCATATACATTCCAGGAAATTCACTTTGTCTTGTTTGTACACAAATTTCACATTTATCATTTCCTAAACTGCTTAAAGTATATAAATTAAAATTTCCACAATTTTCATAATTCGATAAACAATTTTTACCTTTATGTTCAAAACATGATGGATCATTTTTTGCACAACTTACAAAATTTTTATTTTGATAGTTCAAATTTTTATTAGATACTGACATTTATTATTATAATATATTAAATATTATTTTTTTACAAATAAAATTATATATTTAAAATTTTAAAAAAATCTTCAGATATATCTCCAGTTCCATTGTGTATTCGCCAAAATTGGATCATACATATTTGCCACACATTGACTACTATTACCATCTTTACATGTTCCTGGTGTTTGATACAACCATTTTGCAAACATCTCTTGGTCATTTGGAATTGTTGTTGATGGCATTGTATAAAACTGTCTCTGAGAATTTTCTCTTCCATAAATATCCCCCAGATTTTTATATAAATTATTATCAAATGCACTCTCTATATCATTTCTTATCTTTGACGAATTATATGAATTACATGCAGGTAATCTTTTTGGATTATATTTTATATCAGTTAACATTGCATTCATAAAAGGATTTCTTATAGTTGGCTTTACACATCCTAAACTTCTATATTTATTTTGATTTTGGAAATTTTCTCTAATCAATTTTCTCTTCTTATTTTCATTTTTAATATGATTTTCATGCAAAAAATATGTAAAAACTGCTAAAAATATTGGAATATAAAATACCAAAAAATTTTGATTAATGAAAAATAAAATTATTGATAAATATATACCAAATCTTAATATTGCATTTAATTTCTCATTATATGACATATCTTTTTTAGGAATAAATTCTATTAACCTGTCTGACTGAAATATTATCTTAGGTTCTTTAAACCAAAAAGGATCATGTTTTATATTTTCATAATCACTCATTATAATTATTATTATATTTATAATGAGATAATTATTATTACAATCTATACATCTTTTTTCAAATTTTATTTTTATTTTATAATCATTATTTATATAATGACTCTGATTGTTTCTTCTTTCTTTCTTCTAATTTTTTTTTTAATCTATCTCTAGTTGTAGATCTACTTGACCTCTCATTTTGCATTTTCATTGCTGAGTCCATATTTTTGCTATTAGCTCCCATCTTTTTTGCCATTTCAGGTAATTTTGAAAACATATCACTCATATTGTCAGAATTTAAATCTTTATCTAAATCATCCATATCATTATCATCATTCCCAGATAAAAATGGATTGTTCTTGAAAAGATTTGCTGTATTATTAAATAATGGATTTCCTTGCAAATTTTGCATCATTGATTGAGCTTCACTCACTAGATCTTGTTCATTTATATTTCCTGAATTTATCTTATTTTGTATTTTTGATCCAACATCTTGAATTAATGACATCAATTTACTTGGATCTTTTCCAATTAAATTATCAAATAATTTTGATGGCTCCAAATCCTCTTTCCCATTCAAATTTTCAAAATCCTTTGCAAATGAATCAAAATTTATTTCCGATGCTAATTCCTTAGCAATCTCCCCTATTTTACTATTTTCAAATAATGACCCTCCAGGCATTTTACTAGGATCAAATTCTATTGTCTTCTCCTTAGCTTTCCCATTTTCCTCGTCTATTTCATCATGTTTTTCTCTGTTATTACTCAAATTTTCAACTATATTAAACATCGCCTTTGCTTGATCACCTAACTTATCCAACGACTCTTTGCTTAAATCCTCCTTATTCAAAGCTTCATTAAATTGTGAAAATAATTTATTATCCTTTTCCTCCACCACATTTTCTTTTTTTAATGCCTCATATAATACTAATAACGTCTGCAAATATTTCCATATTATTTCTTTATTACTTTCATTACTATTCTTCCACATGACTCTAAAATCAATATCTTCCAACAATTCTATTGGCTCATCTGCTGAAAATAAACTTTCATCTTTATTAGATATTTTTATTATATTATCTTTTAATTTCACAAAGAATCTTAATAAATTATCCTCAATTTCTTCACTATTGTCTTTTAAATAATTTGAATAATTTTTATTTAATATTAATGTATATTCTGGAAATGATCTTGTTACATCATTTACAAATTCTTTAAATGTATTTAAACAAAATTGTAAATTTTTATTAATTTCTTTATTTTCTTCATTATTTATATTTTCACTCATATATCTTAATACTTTACAATAATAAATTATTTCTCATTACATAACGCATCTTTTTAATTTCATAATTAATTCAACAGTATCTATATTATCTACTCGATCACTATAATAAATCAATATTTTTAAATATTTCCATATATTCTCTTTTTCTACTTTATCTAAATTACACCATCTTTTTTTTAGTTTCAAAAATATTAATTTTAGTATATTTTTATCTACACCAATATAATTTAATAATGAAAAATAACTTAATCCTTCCTCCTTTATAATATTCGTATTATCGCAAAAATTATTCAATAAATATTCTTCATTTTTCTCAAAAACCATTAAACGATTTCTAACATCATCTTTAAAATATTTTTTAAATAATTCTAAATACAATAATCTATTATTATTTTTTATTCTAATCATATTTTTATAACTCAATAAATATGAATATTTTTTAAACTCATCCTCTACATCCAATTTTTTCATTTCTTCTACAAAATTTATTATTTGCTCATTAAATTTAGAAACATAATCTGTCTCCATTTTATTAATTTATTATTTTTTATCTTTAATATTTTTTCATCATTTATGTTTTTAAAATTATCATCAATATTTAAAAACATATACCCACAAAATAAAATAAATAATAATTAAAATCTCTGAATTGGACCTGGTATTTCTCTATCTCTCTGATTCATCATACGCTCCATATTTTGAGTCAATTGATCTTTCTCTTTTTTCATACTATTATTTTGGTTTCCCCCCATTCCCTTAGGCATCCCATTTTCTTTAAAATATGAATCACTCCCATTTAAAAACGAAAAACTATGCGCTATAGAATTCCCACCATTACCCTTTGATGATGTATCATTTCCTAAAAATGAATAATTATCCGAAAATGATGACCCCATTTCTGCACTATGCCATGCTAATACTTCCTCATTCTTATTTTGAGTTTGTGACTGTATTTGAGCTGATCGTGTTTTATCCAACCACTCAAATATTGCATTTCCAATTAATATATTATTGTTTTCCTTAAATAATATTGTAGGTACACTATTAATATTATCAGGTAATCCTTGATAATTATTATCTACACAAAAATAATTAAAACTATCTTTAAAACTTGTATTCTCCAATTTTCTCAAAAATTCTTTACAATGAGAACATCGATTACTATAAAAAAGAATTTTATCTACTTGCCTATTATTACTCATTATAAAAAAAATATAATAATTTTTTTTTTTAATTTATACACACAACCTTTTTTTAAATAAATAAAAAAATAAATATTTTTTCTTTATATTTTTCACCTATAATCTATTTATCTTCCTTAATATTTTAAATTAATTTAAAAAAAATTGATATTTATTATATTTATATTAATTATAACAAATGTCAATCTTTGAAAATTTTTTTACAACTAGTGCTCAAAAAACAAGATTTACTTTAAATAATTTAGATAAATCCATGGTTAATGCATTTAGAAGAATTATACTCAGCGAACTCATTACAATCAAATTTAAATCTGAACCTTATGATGAATCAACAATTCATATTAATAAAAATTCATGTAGTCTTCATAATGAATTTCTCGCTCATAGAATCGGTATGATACCAATCTATGTCGAAAATATTGAAGATTTCGATTGCTCCAAATATAAATTTGTTTTGAAAAAAAAATGTGAAACAAATACTACTCTCAACGTCACCACTAAAGATTTTAAAGTCTATTATCTCGATCAAGATCGCGAAATAGAAATAAAATCCGGAGCAGATGAATTTTTTAAACCAGATGATATAACTAATAAACATATACTCATATGCAAATTAAAACCAGATAATACCGGCAGAAATGATGGTGAAGAAATTGATATTGTTGCCTATCCAACAAAAGGCTGCGGAAAGGAAAATGCTACCTACTCACCTGTTTCAAAAGCAGTCTTCTTTAATAGTGTTAACGAAAAACTCGCAAAAGAAGAAATTGATAAAATCATAAAAGAAAAAGTATTTATAGATCAATCTGAAAAAAATAAATTTATACAAAATTATAATAATCTAGAAAAATATAGACATTTTTATACAAATAATAAAGGCGAACCTAACAAATTTAATTTTGAAATCGAAAGCATTGGACAAATACCCGCCGAAATTATATTCCGAAAATCAATCCTATTTCTTAAAAATAAAATTAATAATTTTAATCGCTCTCTACAAAATAATGAAGATAATATTGAAATTATTAATACACCAACCGTAATGGACGGTCTTGATATCATAATACATAATGAAGACCATACTCTTGGTAATCTTTTACAATCATATCTTTTCATTTATTTTGTTGATATTGAACCTGCCCCACTGAAATTTGTTGGATATAAATGTCCACATCCTCTTATTAAAAAATTTATATTACGTATACAACCTTTGAATCCAATTGATGATAATCAAGAAAAAATAGATTTCGTCAAAAATATTATAAATAAATGTATACAAAAACTTAATACAACTTTAGATAATATCGCCGAACAATGGCGAAAACATACATCTTCTACACCAAATCATATTATTAAACAACATATTATTCCTAAATCTATTTTAGATCACGAACCACATGATGAACAAATTAATATTTTCGCATCTTCCGATGATAATTCAGAGATAACAGAATCAAGTGAAGACGTAGGTCACTTCGAATCCTCTGATGATGACTCAGATGATGATGATAGCTCCTAATTCATGAATTTGTCTTATATTTTAATGTATGAAATATTGTATATATAGGCAATTTTATAATAAAACTTTCAATAAAACTTCTATTTATTTTTATATTCTCTTTCAAATAACATTTATGTAAATTATATATTATTGGTCTTATCTCATATATTATATCTGATATACTTTTCACACTTTTTTTTATCCATCTATCCTCGTAACTTTTTTTAACATAACTCACTAGATCTTTTAATTCATTTTTATACTCATTAAACTTATCAAAAAATTCTGGAAAAAATTCCAAAAATTTCTTCAATTCATCTTCTTTCAATAAGGCATAAAATAATTTTTTATTGTTGTGAATCTCCAATTTCCTCAATTTTTTTATATTCTCATATTTATTATTTAAAAATTTCGCTTTCATATTTCCTTTTTTACATACTACTCCCCCAAAATCATAACTCTTACTTTCCAGAAATTTATTTATCTCATCCTCGTTGTCAAAATTATTATACAATTCCGGTCTCTCAAATAAACAAAATTTCAGTCTCTTATCATTTCTAATATCCAATAGTTCATAATCATCCCCTACAATTTTCTTCGCCTCTATTAAATAAATACTATTTTTCTCATTTTTTTTTATAATCCTGTTATTCTTATGACATAATACACATGATAAACAAACATCCTTCGGCAAATCCATTATATTCATTTCATATTGTCCTATTACTTCCTCTATCATTTTTCTATATATATAACCATATCCATTTGACATTTCAGATTTAATTAAACTTCTCGTACTAAATTCTATTCCATTTTCAAACCAATATATATTAACCATCGTTCCATCTATTATTTCCTCTTTTATACATTCTTCCAATTTATATTTATCCAAAAAATTTTCCTTTTCCATACATTTTAATGGCGGAATACAAACTATTTTATTATTCCCATATATTAATCCTCTACACTCACTTTTTAACTTCACAAATTTCTCATCTTTAATTCTATTATATTTATATAATTTCAAATTCTTATAGCTTTTTTCTATAATTTTTAATTCAGCTCGTAATTCTAAATCATCTCTAATATTCGAAAAATTTACTTTATATCTTTCAGTCATTTATCTATTAAATAACACTTTTTTTTTTAAGTATTTAATTTAAAACAAATTTTCATTTTAAAATTTACATTCTCTATCTTAATAACTTAAAGATTTATGAATTAAATTATTATCCCTTATCACTCAAATTTAATTCATAGTCATAATTCTTTTCAATAATTATTTCTTTAAATTATAGATATATTATTTCAATAAGTATAAATTATTTTAAAATATTTTATAAATGTTTATACTAAAATAAAAAAAAATATTCTAATATTATAAATAATGTCTTTACAAAAAATTAATCTTGATTCAATTACAAATAATACTATTGAACTATTTGATAATCAAGCATCAAATCAAAACCTCAATCTTGATTTAAAAAATATATTTTTCCAATCTGGAGGTAGTGAATCTAACTCATCCACTGAAGATTCTGACAGCGATGAACTTCTAGGATCACCATCAGATTCCAGTAGCGAAAATATCAATTCTGAACAATCCAATTCAAATCTAACATCCAAACAACCAAAATCAAGAACTGAAGATCAAGAACAAACTAACTCATCTCAAAAAATAGATGAATCGCATACTGATGAACAAATTGATGATCAATCTGATGAACCAATAATTGATCATGATAAACATAAGGATGATGAAGATAAAATTAAATCAGAGGATGAACAAATTTTAGATGATGATGAACATAAGGCTGATGACGGAAATGAACCCGAATCAAAAACAAAAATTATTCAATATCATCATGATGATGAAGATGATGAACATGATGATGAACATCGTGATGAAGATGATATCCAATCAAATGAAGAAGAAATTCAAGATGAAAATATTGAATTTACTGATGAATTAAATATTAATCATAATTACATTCCCGGGAATGATGATCTCTATTCATTTCTCAATATTCTAAATATAGGTGACAAAATTAATGTTTTATGCAACCAATCCAAAAATGAATTACACAATTTCACAGGACATCTAATTTATAAATCATCAAATGTTCTTTTATTACAATCTAATCAAGAACCCAAAAAAATTAAATCTATCAATATTTTAGAAGATAAAATTGCAGATTATAATGATATCAACAAAATATCTATAGTCGAAAAGAATTATCACCTAAATTATTTATCTTGGAAGGATATTTATATAAATGATGATATAGAAATTAAATCCACTAATAAATATAATAATAAAATAGCAAAAATTATCTCAAATTCCGGAAATATTATTACTTTATCTTTTTCAGAACCTGATACTGAATTACTTGATATTGATCTCGAATATGGTTTGTCTAATGAAAATGAAAATGGAATTTATGATTTAATCAAATTAGATTCTACTGTTGACGATGTTACTCCAATTTTTATTACTTCAGAAGAAATTGGAACCATTATTGAAAGTGCAGAAATTGACGAAAATGATAGACTTTATTCAGAAAAAGAAGAATTTGATGATGCTTTTGAAGATCTCCTAAGATTATACAAAAATAAAAAATATGAATCTAACGAAGACTATATTAGAAAAACTATCGAAAATCTCTTGATTTTAAAAAATGAAACAAGCAAATCAGAATCCAACGGAACAATTGTTATCAAAAAAAAAATTACAAATAAACCAATCATTAAAAAAATTATAAATAATGAATATCATAACATAAATATTATACCTATAAATTCAGATGAAAAAAAATTATATATTGATGAAGAAGGATATAGTGGTTCTAATACAGATTTCATCAAAAATTTTGATGAAGAATTCGAAGCTGAATCTAAATTAGTACAAAAATATATTAATAAAGAATTCATCGGAAATTCATATGATAAATATTTTGCAGAATTAAATGAAATAACTAAACCAAATAAAACCAATGAAACTACCAATGGATATAACTGCGTTCTACAACATGATACAAAAATCTTTAGAAATTGTTTTCATGAAGATTGTAAATATTATAGTCAAAATGATATTGATACTTTAATCACTTTACATGTTGATAATATTAATGCTTTAGGTCCAATTCAACGACCTAGTGAAGTTGTTCTATCAGATGGTAATATTAAGAATAAAATGATAACTATAATTGATGGCGAAGTAATGAATATTAAAGGATTTGTATCCATTCCCATCAATTATTACCAAAATAGAAATTTTGAAAATACTGATAATATTAAAAGATTTTTTACAGATTATAAATTTTTAGTAAAATCTATTGAAAAATTTAAACGAAATGATCTAGTTGATTATGTCACATTAGATATTGATGATCTTGACTCATTTAGTCATGATCATGATCCAAATAAAATAACTATTTTTGAATTTTTAGATTCCTCCGAAGAAATTACAGAAAAAACCTACATAGATTTATTGGAAAAAATTATACCATCGGTTGAACAAATTATTCATCATTCAAAAGACAAAAATAAAATTTACAATAATCAAAATATATCAAACTCATTCTTCAAATATGATATTACTCTACAAAATTCAGAATTCCAAGATTTTAAATTTCTTAAAAATTTATTACAAACCAATATCAAAAATTATCAAAAATCAATTTTACCCCAACAAAAAAAATTTAAAGAATTTTATCAAAATTATTCTAATAATTTAAAATCATATAAAAAAATTTTAAAAAAAAGAAAACCAGATCTAATCACAAACCAAAATTTACAATGGGATTTGGTTACTCAATGCTATGGTGAATATAATTTCACAGAATATCTTCCAGATAATGATATTTTTAGATTACAATGGCTCGATAAACAAATCGATTATGGAAAATTATATTATTACCAAACATTATTGGAAAATATTAAAATAAATAGTGATCTCAATACAAAATCAAATGTAGATCGACAAATTAAAACTATACAAAGTATCATACAATCCAAAAAAATATTGAAAGATAAAAAATTATCAGAATATAATAAAATTAAACAAAATAATCAATCACTTACCAAAAAATGTAAAAATTTCAATATTGGTATATCCAAAATTTATTACACTTTAGATGATGTAAATAATGATAATCATAAAACATTATTTTATGATAAAGATTTAGATGATACACCATTTCACATTAAAAATGAAATTGATAGTGATAATAATCTTGAGGATCTCGATCTTTCAATTGAAATACCAAAAAAACTTGAATCCTTATTTTCTACCTTAACTCCAACTCAAATTAATAACATTACTCAGAATATATTAGATAATGGTAAAAAAGTACAAATCGGTGACTATGCATTATTGAATGACTATGAAAAAAAATATTTTAAACGCGAATTAGATGGTGCTAATAAAGAAATATGGGTTTTAACCCAAGATACAAATATTCAATTTAAAAAAAATTTCTGTATCAATCAGGGCGAAAATATCCAAAATACCAAAAGATCAGATTTAACCAATCCAAATAGTTGTAATTATAACGAAATTTATGGTTGTTTACCCAATAAATTAAATAGATTATTATTGATTATAAAAAATTTAAATCAAGAAATTACAAAATTAGAACTAATGGAATCTTCTCTAAAAAAAATTAAAGATTTTACACCAAATATTACTAAAGATTTAGACAAATTATTATTACAAAATAAAAGATTACAACTTGTTGAACAACAAAAAATTGATAAAATTAAACAAGATTATGAAAAATTAACCGAATCCATTTCCGAATCTAACCAAAAAAAAAGTCCACTCTTTAAAGTTCTAAAAAAAATTATGAAACAAAGAGATATTATTAAAAGAAATAAAATCTTATCATCTTTAATCACCAATGATAATTATGTTAGACTTAATACTGGCGACGAAGATACTAATTGGCTATACACCACTGATACCAATGAACCTTTCATAAGTAAACATTGGCTTCTAAAAGTACAACTCTCTGATACTTCCAAATCCACATCAGAAATATCAACCATTATAGACAAATTAAAAGAATATGGTATCTATGATCAAGGTAGTGGCAAAATAGTTTCCAAAATTGATGGCGATGAACTAATGGATATTGATTACGAATTTTTTGAAGGATTTGAAAAAGATGATTCCGGTTTCAAAAATACAAGAAGTTTATTAACAAATAATACAAATTTTAAAGTCGAAATACAAAATAAAGAAATAAAAAAATATAAAGAAGGCGAAAAAGACTATCATATTAATATGATTCTAAAAAAATTAATTAATCTCCTCCTTATCGAAATCAATTTAGAAATTCAAACAGATCTAGTTAATGAAATTAATTATGAATTAAACCCAAAAATATTACTCAGCAAAGCAAATTGGCAAACTAAACATCCAAAAAAAAATTATGATAAATATAGAAATCAAACAATTCTTTTTTTTACTTCTGCATATTTAATCATATTTCTTCAAACATCAAATGATTATAAAAGAAATGGAGTTTATGAAGGTTGTGTTTTTAGCACTAAAGGATATCCCTTAGATGAAAATGATGATGAAACCAAATTGAATTCTTTAAATTATTTATCCTGTGTATTAGATAAATTAAAAAATGGAATTTCTCCATGGGATTCTCTCAAAAAAATTTCAAAAAGATCTATAAGAAAAAATTTAAAAAATATTATTCAAAAAATATATACTAATAATCTAGTTGTAAAAAAAAAATATCAAACTAAAAGAATTAAAATTGAAGAATCTAATAAACAAATTAATACAATTGATAATCATTTCATGGTTTGGAAAACATTTAAACCTAATCTATCTGGTTCATATTCAATGAAAGAACCTCCAATTATTAATGAATCAGATAAAAGAAAAATTATACAATCTATTGAAAATAAAAATTATAATCAATTTATTCAATTAATCTCAAAAATTAATTTACGAATTAGATGGCTTTGTTTCTCTATTATAGACTCTATCAATATTCAAATTTCAAATGATGAAATCCAATATAAAAATATTTTACAAATACCATTACAACAAAATGCTTGTTGTTTAACGCAAATCGATGAATTTTCTTATTATTTAAAATATTTTATTAATGATTCAAATGATTTATTAAATAAAACTGAAGAAATCAAACAATTAGAAAAATTAAAAAATATATATATTAATAATCAAACTATTCCTTCACATATTGTAAACAAATTTCCATTCCAGATCACAAAAAGCGATTTTAATATTGTACCCAATACTATTAGCAAATCTAATATTTATGCACTATTTTTAAAATTCTCAAATGAAAATCATACATTCGGGCAGGAAAGATTATTTAATAAATTTGGAAGAGATATCGTTTCCGGACAAAAATTAGATTTTTGTAAAAAAAAAAATTATTCAGAAGACGATTATAAAATCTTTATTAATAAATTCTATCAAAAAAATATAATTAATTATTCTACAAAAACATTCATTAATTTATATTCTAATCTAATCCAAAAATTAAAAGAAGATTATCCATTTATTTTTAAGACAAATAAAGATCCTCTTTTGCAACTAAACGAATTTAATATTGATGAACAGATAAATCCAAAAAAAGATGGATTCGAAACTTTAATTTATAATCTTAAAGAAACTATTGAAACCGAAACACAATCTCTTGTAACTCAATTAGAAGATAATACTAATCATTCTATCGATGATGAAAAGAAAAAAAAAATTATTAAACAATTGAATGAATTAGGTGATTTTACAAATATACTTGAGGAACAAAAAATTCGATCACGAACAATACAATCCAAAGATCATGCCAAAATTAATTTTTATAAATCTAAAATAATAAATATAAAGAATTATATTCATAAATTTATCCTATCGGGATTATCAAAAATTATAAGAAAAAATAATAAGGCTCCACCATCAATCCCTGATTCATGGGGTATATCGGAAAAACATAAAGATTATGTTCTTATTGACATATTAAAAAATAGAGATTATCTTATTTCAGCAAGTAATACATTAAATTCAGGTAATAATGATAAAGAAAAACATATCATTTCTGAAATTTTAAACCAACTCTTAAATATTGATAGTGTATTAAATAATTTTATTGGGAAAAATAAAATCAAAAATTGCGAAGATGAAATTATTTATGATATTTATTATAATTCTGAACTTTGTTCTCAAATACTTCACTATATCTTACTACGAATATTACATTTTATTATAAATCAAGATTTTATTCAAAAAATATTAAATGATGAACCAATTGATGAAATTAAAACTGACTTAATCATTGAAAATGATGAGGATTCAGAAGAATTAGATTTAAGTATAGAAAGCAATCCAATTGATCTTGAAAATGAATTTGAAATATTGCCTATACAAAAAAAAACATTATTACTTTTATCCAATTATATTGTAAATAGCTTAGAAACATTCGAAAATAATATTAAATCTCTTGACCTTACAGAAAACCAAATTACTATATCATTTATAAAAAGCAGAGAAGATGAAAAAACACAATTTTATAAAAAAGACCAATCCATTGAATCAAGAGAAATCGATCAGCAATTAAAACAATTAAAACTAGGATCTTGGTCTAAAGGATTATCATCATCTGTTTATAAATATTCAATGGATGATTATGATGATTTTAATGGCTCTGATGAACTTGAAACTCTGGTTGAAGAGACAACTATGATGCAGTTTGGTGAAACAAATCCTGAACAATTAGAACAAATTCAAGAACAAATGCATAATGAATTAATTTATCAAAACGAAATTGAATTGGATACACAAGTTGACCAAAATTATGATGAAGGAGGCATTGTTTTTAATCCAACTGATGATTCGGGATTATTGACAACATCAATATGGGAATCAAAAGATTTTTATCAAAACGAGCGAGAAAATTACGACTATAATCTACTTTTAAAAGAAAGAGCAGATAGAGAATTTGGTAAAAATAATTATAGTGATGATCAATTTATTATCTATAAACAAGAACAAATTAATGATAAACGTATCAATCACGAAAGCGATCTAGATAATTTTGTAATGCAAGAAGTAAGTGAAGATTCAACTTATATACCAGCTAATTTAATTTCGCCATCATTTTCATCCAATTTACAATTGAAAGATGAACTAGTGGAACTTTCAGGAGGTATCACTTACGGACAATTACCACAGAATATTGATAATGAAGGTTCTGGTAATGATGGTACGGGTGCTCATACTAGTATGGCATTGGTTTAGATTTTTGTCTAATGTTATTATTTCATAATTTTATGGAAAAAAAAAAAATATTAGTATTATAAATGAATAATTTTATTATTCTAATATTTATTTTAATAATCATTATATTTTTAGTTTATTTTTATTATTCTAATTATAATAAAAAAAAAGAAGAGCCATTTTCAAATTATCAACCTAATTTACAACGTTATATACAAAATGTTTTCCATGATGACAGAAGACAAAAGGAACAAACATATTTTAAACTTCATAGCGGATTTTCTAATAATTTTAGAAGATATTATTATAATCCTAATAATGAATTTATTAGTCGAAACATTCAAGCAATTCTAAATCAATTAAAAACAAAACAAAAATTCGATTTAGACTTTAAATCATTGAACTATAAATTAAAAAATAAAATTAAAAATAAAAAAATCTATCATGAATGGGAAAATGAAAAAATTATGAATATCAATAATCCAGAATTATATAATTATTGGGATGGAGATATTGCCGTCAAAATCGATCCTCAAATATATTCTACAATTAAAAAAAAAATTATTGATGAAATGAATACTACTCTTTATAATAGTAATATAGTAAAATCTAACTCTCAAAAAATAAAAAACTCAAAACCAATTTATACTAAAAATATAAAATTCGATTATAAATGGTTAAATAATTTAGAAAAAAATAATATTAGATTATTTACTAACTATAATGATAATCTTATTAATATTTTATCAGCAGAAAATAATAACCAACAATACCTAAATTATATTTTTATTTTAGATGTTTATAGACCATTTAAATTTTCAGGATATCAAATCTATTTTGAAGTTATTTATAATCTTAATTCTAAAGAAATATTGATCAAACAAGCAAATGTTTTATCACCAATTCCTCAACAAGATTTACTCATATTTCCAGGCTATGATAAAAATTTTTACAGTCAGCAACAAATTTATTACAAATATCCTGATAATCCTTATCAGGGAAAAAATCATGAAATACGAACATCCGAACAAGATAAAATATTAGCTTCCAAAAAACAAACATCTCAAATTCTTCAAAAAAGAAAAATGAATAATATTCTACAATTTATGGACAGATCATTTTCTTGTTACGGATCTACAGGTAATAACTATTATCAATGCACATCTGATAAAAATATATTAAATAGACCCAAATCTTCCGGAATTTGGGATAAACCATGCATTATTAATGAAGAATGTCCTTTCTATTTAGCGAATAAAAATTATCTAAATGATCGAGGAGGATGTGTTAATGGTTTTTGTGAAATGCCAATAAATGTAGAAAGATTGACATATAGAAATTATAATTTAATCACACCTCCATTTTGTCATAATTGTAAAAATAATAATGAAAAATGTTGTAATGAACAAAAAACAGACAAAAAAAAATATCCTAATCTAATTACCCCAGACTATGCATTCTCTGGTGATTTTTTTGAAAGATACAGACAAAAAGAATTATTAGAAAAAAGAGGATTAAATTGGATTAATATTTCTTAAAATATTCAATAAATATTTCTAAACATATCATAATTAATATGTTGACTGATTGTATCAAAAAAGAATGCGGTGATAAACTAAATCATGAATACAAAAAAGAAATATTGGATAAATTAAATCATTTAACTGATCAATTAAAAAAACAAAATGATCATTACAATAATGACTCATTCAAATCTAAAGATTTTGAAACACAAATAATAACTCTAACAACTAATATATCAAGATTCTATAAAAATCTAAAACTAACATCATTACCAAATCATCCAGATAAAACTCTTGTACAAATCTGTGATTGTAATTGTTGTCATAAAGAACATAATAAATTACTAAAGGAGTTTTTAGAATTTTATTTATCATTACAAAATTATACGAGTGATAACCCAAATCCTATTAAAAAAAAACTATTAGTTGATCTTACTAGAGACATTTTATATGAAGAAATAATCCGTAATCTATTACATTTCAATAGAAGAATTATGAATGAAAAATTATATGATAAGAAACCATGTAAAGTTATTAAATATGATTCTGAAAATAGAACAAAAATGGATGATCAAACATATTCTATTTATATAAAAATTTTAGAAGCTATTCACAAATATAACCCTAAATATAAACTAAGTGAAGCATTAGTTAATTTATGTACATATTTAAATAATTCACAATGTGATCCTAAGATTTGTAGACGTGATAACAAGAGCAATAAATGCAAAGCTAAACATAAATCAATGATATTTAAAATGCAGAATACTCAAAAAAGTTTAATTATTAATACTCAAAAAAGTTTAAATATTAATACTCAAAAAATTTTTAATAGATCCAAATTTATATTTTTTAATAACAAATTAGCAGAAAAATTTTATCAATCACTAAAATCGGAAGAAAAACATTTTGATGTTGATACTATTGATAAATTAATTAGTCCATTCAATAGATTACAATATCAAAAAATTAATAATGGATCAAATCTAATAGCTGAATATAAACATGAATTAAGTACTAAAAATTTTAATGATTCTATTTGGAGGAAAATTGAACATACTTTGAAAACTTTATTTAGTGATAAAGTTGGTTCATCAAGAAAAAAAATGAAATCAATAAAGAAAAGAAAAAAACGAAATGTCAAAAAATATAAAATATCATTAAAAAAAAAAAAAATAAAGAGTGGAGGACAAAATAAGAATACTCAAATAGGCTATAAGACCTATCAAAGGGTGAAATCATTAAAAATGAAACAAAACAAAAATAAATATTATATAAAACAAAAAAATACCAATAAAAAATAATTTTTCTTTGTTACAAATACTGCGTTTGAATTTAATTTTTTAGATTATAATAATAACAATTTACTAATTTATTTTTTCTTTTATCAATATTATATATCAATAAATTAATCTATTTAATAAAAAATTTATTGACATATATAAATTAGTTTAGTTTTGAAAAATACAGATAAAAGTGAATTTTGAAATTGAATATATATTGATTTGATTAAATAGTAAAAAAAATTCGGAACTATTAAAACAAATTATAAATTAGTAAATGATTAAAAAAATTAAAAAATAGATGTTAGTAAGATAATAAATATTTAAAATAAATGAATAAAATAAATGAAAAAATAAAATAGTTTTCTTTTTTTTAAAATTTTTTCCGCGGATGGGAAAAAAGTGCTCCCTTGAGTCAGGAGAGCACTTTTTTTGATGTTTTTTGATGATTTTTTTTTTAAAGCATAATTTTTTGAAAATGTATTTTTAGTATGTTTTTAGCTTGATAATATGGTAATAAATAAAAATGTGTTTTTTTGATTTTTATTTTTTTTTTTTATTTTTTTTTTTT